TTCTTTGTTTATAGAGTAACGATTAAGTTCCTGATGTAATAGTTAAGTTAGCTTCATCAGTCAATCCATCAAATGGATATTTAGCTGTAGCAGCTCCTGCACTAGCAGGTAATTGAATTAAAGCGTTCTTTTCTTCAGCCCCCCACTCAATAGTGTAACCATTCATATCACCTTTTGCAGTTCCTGTAACTACAGTTCCACCTGTTACATAACAACCACCATCTATACCTAACAAAAATACATTGTCATTTGAATCTTGAACAAAGATTTGACTTCTTGAATAAGCCATTAATCTTAATTCATTAGTCATATCATGGTCAATCTTTTGTAGTGTTACAGATAATGCTTGAGTGAAAAATGTTGTTCCATTAGCATTGTCTGAGTTTATAGTAACAGTTAAGCTAGATAAATTTTGAACTAAGTCATACTTAAAAACCTCTACTGTACCACCACAACAAGACCATGTAGCAAAACCTGCAGTAGTCAATTCTGTAGCGTTAATAGTAGCAACAGCAGAAACATTATTACTGTATGATTTAGCTATAAAGATAGCTTTCAATCCACCAATACTGTCTTTACAGTCAATTAAACGTCCTCTTGTAATATCACAAGCCATATTATTTTATTTTTTAAAGGTTAATAAAAGGGGAGTATATTGCAACTCCCCATTTAAAGTATCTATTAAGTCCAAACAGTTGAACCATATACACCATCTGTTGCAACAGCAGTTTGTACACCGATTGCAAAGTTCATTACAACTCTTACGTTGTCAGAACCATCATATTCATAAGTTGGAATCAATCTCGCTTCAGTCCAATCTGTAGCTAGGTTAGTTCCGAACACTAAGTTTTCAGGGTAAGTGAAAAGGATAGTATCGTTGAACATTCCTGGGCATCTGTAAATTGGATAACCAAAGTAAGTAGCAGTATCAGCTTTTGCATCAAATCCTAATCCTGAAATTTGTCCTTGATTAGAACCTGCAGAAGCTAACGCTTGAATGTAAAAACCATAAGTCTTATTATTCATGTAGAAACCAACACCTGGCTTAGTAAGTATTCCAGAAATATCTGAAGCAGCTTTATCATAAACAGCAGCCATGTCAGTTAAAATGTCTGAAGCAGCTAAAGCATCAGCAAAATCTACTTCTGAGAAATCTTTACACGCTGAAGCGTCTGCACCTGCTTCATCTTGTGTTCCATCATCAGATAAGAAACCTGTTCCGAAAGGAGCAGTACCTTGCCATATTCCTATTTCTAATTGAGCAGCAGCTTTTCCTGCAACTACTTGTAATAAGAAATCAGAAAAAGACTGTGGTAAGTTACCATTTCTGTCCATTCCTTGCCCCATCCATGTTGGGAAAATTGTGCCTCGACAAATTTCTTCGTTAACTTTAAGGTCAGTTAAAGTAAGAACTTGCTCACTTGTTGATGTGTCATTTCCACTAGAGAAAGAACAAGCAGCAGCAACAATAGGATTAGCACAAGCTATGTTGTTAATTACTGCACTTTTTGTTAGACCATCTAAGATTCTAACATAACCTTTAGCAACTGTGTCAGGACTTCTCAAGGCAGCAGTCACATAAGGCATTGCGTGAACACCTGCATATGTATCACCATTTACAGTAATGTCAAATTCACGTCTTTTTGATAATTGAATTTTATTCGCCATTTTTTTAAATTTATTTGTTATTAATGTAATATGCTGTCCTCTCCATTGGTGACAGTTTCGCTAAATCAACAGTTGCACTAAAGTTTTCACCTTCAGGATTGTAATTAATACCTTCCGTAGCAGGTTCACCACTCATAAGTTCCCCTATAACCTCATTAGACATTTCTGTCTTATCTTCTTCAGATTCTTCTGTTTTTTCTTCGGAAACTTCTTCAGACAATTCAGCAGATGCTTCTACTTTGTCTGCTTTTAAATCAGCAACTGCATCTTCTAAATTTTTTATTCTTTTTTCCATTCCTTCCCAATCAGCAACATCAGCTTCTTCAGCTAATTCTTCTTCTTTAGATTCCTCAGCTACTTCTTCAGAAAGTTCTTCTTCAGATGCTTCAACATCTTCAGCTTCTTTTTCTTCTCCTAAGTCTAGGATTTCAGATGATTCACCGATTGTCATTTTATTTCCGTTTTCCATTGTGTACGACCCCGCAGATAATGCTTCTGCTTCAGAATCATCACCAATAGCAAACACTTTAGACCCAATCATAAATTGCTCATCTTCTGTAGCAATAATACGACCATCATCTAATTTCATTTCAGCGTAGAATTTTACGCTATAAGATTTTGGTTCATTTTTCATTTTTAAGAGATTTAAAATTTTTTCTATAGTTCCCATAACATTAATAAATATAAAAGGATTAAAACTGTTTACTTCTTTATCGTTTTACTGTTCTATTTTTGATAGCTGCACAGACTTTAGCAGCAGTTTCTTTATTGCCATACTCCTTGATTTGGTCACGCATACATTCGTCCCAAGAATACTTTAGCATTGCTTTTCTTTTAGCATAAGCAACATATTCTAGCATCTTGTATTTTTTCTTTCTTTTCTTTTTGCCTGTTTTAGTATATAATTCTTCTTTCATTGTTGCTGAAGAATGGTCAGCGCAAGGCATGTATAATTTAACGCCATCAACAGTATGAGGATGTGAACCTGAACAACCTTTAAACATCTCTGCATAGATTTCAGCTTCTTCTTTAGTTCTAAATAATGGCTCACCATCTAAAGCACCAACAGGATTTAATTCATTGTCTAAGATTAGATTTTTAATTTTACCCATCATTACTTCATCAGGACATTCTTCGCATACCTCATCTAATATATCTACTTCCTTAGATGCTTCAATTAGCTTATCTGTAAAATATCCCTCAATACTAAACCCTCTAACCTCTTTATTCTTAATAGCTTCCCAAATCTCAGGATTGTTTTCTGCTGATACTTGCACAAACCACGTTCCAATAGGTAAGTTGTTAAAACCATACATATTAGACTTGTCATATTTCTTATCTTCTTTAATCCAAGACTCTACAACAGTTAATCCCTGAATAGGCTCTTTATGTTCAAAGGTATGATTATTGTTGTTTAAACTATTCATAAATAGCTTCTGTGCTTGTTTAATAGTTTCTTTAGTAAAGAATACGTCATATTCTTCATTTGTTTCTTTATCTAGTCTAGGTATTTTTTTGTCAGGAACAAGGATTGCACCTACTAGCTGTTTTTTTTCTTCATCTACTTTTGCAAGTGATAAAAAATCATTATTAAAGAAAACAAAATTTTCTTCTATTGCAGGAAACTTGACAATGCTGATTGCATCAACACCAAACATGTCTGCTGTTTCGTCTATAATTAGTTCTATAAGTTTTTTCTTTTTTGCCATAACATCTATAAATATAAAGTTCTTAATTTTGTTTACAACGTAGCTTGTACTTCTAATTCTTCCTGTAATGCTTGTGAATTACTAATGTCATTTTCAACAACAAAAGCCTGAAGGGGTGCAACAGGTGTATCTTGTCCTAATTCTGCTGTACCTATATTTTCTACATTAGGTATTAAATCACCACCTATACCGCCTCTATTAGCAGGCCCGCCAGCCTCTATATTAACACTTTCGATACCACCTGCATCTCCACCCGCTTTAGCAAAGACTTGTTTAGCGTTTGCAATTCCTGCTAATACACTAGTAACACCCGTAGCAATAGCAACTAAGTTGCCAGGAAAAGGTACAGCTGCACCTGCTGCAATAGCACCTGATATACCTTTTGCAGTATCTATTAATATACCTGTTAATGCCATAGCTTTTGCACCTTTTGTTCCTTCTTTTGCTAAGCCACCTAAAGCGTCTGTCACACTTTTGGCTGCACTTAAACTTGCCTGTCTTTTTGCATCTTCAAAAGCTGCTGTTTTTGCTTTTTCTTCTCTATCTTTTCTTTCTCTATTTACTAATAACTCTATTTGTTTATCACTATAATTTTGTTCTATAAATTCAGCATCTTTAAAATATGTATGTATAAATTTTAAATTTGATTGCCTTTGTTCTTCTTCTTTTTGAGCAAAATGTGCTGCACTTTGTTGTAGTGCTGCAAATCGTTCATCTGATAAAGCTGATAATTGTTCCATTTGTTCTTCAACAGTTATATTACCTGCTATACTGTTTTGAGTTACAGCGTCCATCATTGCCCTATATTCTTCAGTAATTTTTTGAGCCGCTTTTTCAGACTCTGATAAATTTCTATCTACAACCTTTTGATAAGCATCTGCTGCTTTGCCTTGAATTTTTGCTCTTTCTTGTTCATATTTTTTTAAATCATCTAACTCTTTTTTTCTAGCGTCTTCCTGTTCCTTTTGTCTTTTTAATTCTTCTTGATGTTCTCTTTTTTTCTCTGCTGCTATTTCACGTTCAAAAGTATTTATTTCTGTTACAACTCTTTTTTGCTTTAAAATAGACGCTGTTTCAAGTTCAGTTAATCTTGCTCTTTCAGCAGCAAGATTTTGCATGTCTTCTTCACTAGATTTACCTAAGTCAATAATAGCTTGTAAAGCATCAACTTTATCTTTTTGTATTTGTTTCTCTATATCAGCAACTCTTGTTTCTTCTTCTATTGCTGCTCTTAATGCAACTAATCTTTCTTCTCTTGACTTAGTTTCATCTTCTGCTAATAATCTTGATTCTGCTATTTTTTTGTTTGCTTCTGCTCTTACAGTTAATAAATCTCTTTCTTCATCTCTTACCTTTTGCAATGCCTTAGTGAATTCGCCCATTGCTTTCGTTTCTTTTCTGACTTCTTCACCTGTACCTTTAAATGCATCTCTAAATGCTTTAAAAGGATTTTTCATAGCAATTAAAGACTTAATAAATTCTTCAGCCCTATCTCTTATAACATCAAATGCTGCTCCTAGCTTTGCAGATATTACTTCAAACTGCCTTGCTGTTTCTATATTACCGCTAAAAATATCTTTTAATTTTACAAAAGCCGCTACAATTAAACCTATGCCAAGTGCTTTAAATGCAACACCTAATTTTTTAGTTACACCTGTCATTCCGCCTAATCCTGCTTTTGCACCTTTTGAGGAACTATCTACGCCTTCAACACCCTTTTTTAATTGGTCAACTTGTTTGATGCCATCTTTAGCTTCTACATCTATTATTATTGTTTTCTTTTGCGCCATATTTTTTATCTAAAAATTATTCTCATTATTTGCTTAAACATTCTTCTAAAACTTGTATGATATTCTTGCATACCATAAACAAAATCTAATTCTTTGTTTTTATACTCTACTAA